ACTGGCATTGTCACTGCAACGCCTACGACAACCCGTTCCATCCAGCTGCCAACAGGTGCAAACCTTGACCTGGCAACCGAGTGGGCGATTGGTCAGGCGTTTGACTTCAGCGTCATCACCTTGGCTGCATTTGCTTTGACTATCACGGTCAACACAGGTGTGACCATTGTTGGCTCTGCTGCAACTGCTGCAACCTCTGGTGCATCCGCACGTTTCCGTCTTCGCAAGACTGCTGCTGATACCTTCATCGTGTATCGGATTGGCTGATAAACCAGACGGGTCAGCAGAGATGTTGGCCCGTTCTACATGGAGATTTGAATGAAACAAGGCCTTTATGCCAACATCGCAGCCAAACGTGATCGTATCGCGGCAGGCAGCAAGGAAAAGATGCGTAAGCCTGGAGCGCCTGGCGCACCTAGCAAAGCCGACTTTGTAGCATCTGCCAAGACAGCAAAGCCAGCAAAGAAAAAGAAATGATCAAGTCAGCTGCAATCGTCAAGACCAAGAATCCTAACTCTCGCAAAGAGTTGCGGTTGCAAAAGCTCAAGCTGAAAAAGAAACAGGCAAAAGAGCGCAAGGCAAGCAAGCAAGTTCACCCATCGCCAATGAGCAGCCGTGTCCGTCCTGCGGTCATTGAAAAAGATGACAGCCCCCCGACCCGTGATGAAATGTTGCAGCAAGCCGAGGCGATTGGGCTGAAGGTTGACAAGCGCTGGTCAGATGCAAACCTGTTGAAACACATCGAGGAATTGCAATGGGCTACACAAAACGACAATTCATAAGCGCAGCCTTTGAAGAAATTGGTTTAGCGTCTTACGTCTTCGATCTACAGCCCGAGCAGCTGCAATCAGCCCTGCGCCGCCTTGATGCGATGATGGCAGATTGGAACGCCAAGGGCATCCGTCTGGGTTATCCATTGCCATCCAGCCCCCAGGATAGCGACCTGGACGAAGAAACAAACGTCCCTGATTCAGCCTATGAAGCAATCATTTGCTCACTTGGCATCAGGCTGGCGCCGAGTTTTGGTAAAACGGTGATGATCGAAACCAAGACCACCGCCAAGCAGGGCTACGACATATTGCTCCAAAGGGCGACATTTCCGCTTGAACAGCAGCTGCCAGGCACGATGCCAGCAGGCGCAGGCAACAAGCCGTGGAGGGTGTACGACAACCCGTATGTCAGACCACCTTACAACCCGGTTACTGCTGGCCCTGATGGGCCTCTTGAATACTATTAAGGACAGTCATGCCAACAATCAACCAGTTACCCGTACTCAGCACGATTTCCAGCGGAGACCAGTTACCCGTCTACTCGCCAAACAACGGGGATGCACGGCGCACCAGTATCGGCAGTTTGCTGACGTTCTTCCAGCAAAGTTTTGCTTCGCCAACAGTTTCGACAAATCTGTACACACCAGGGGCAGGCTTCAATATCACTGTGCCCACGCCTGTAGCCGAGCAGCAATGGATGCTTATCCAACCTGCTGGCACACTGGCCACCGGAACCGTCACCCTGCCGCTGAATACTGGCGTACCCGATGGCACTGAGGTTCTGATAACCAGCACCCAAACAATCACAGCTTTCACCATTGCTTTGAATGGCGCGGCTGCAATCTACGGAAATGTCTCTACCCTTACCGCTGGCGCTGCTGTTCGGTATCGCTACTACTTGGCGACCAACAGTTGGTACAACATCACCAACGAAACCGCAGGATTTAATGCGGCAATTCAAGATTTTCTAAACAACCCGACGAGCGCGAATCTACTGGCAGCAATGACAGACGAGACCGGCACAGGCCTGTTGGTGTTTAACACCAGCCCAACTTTATTAACACCAATAATTACAAATCCAACAGTCAGCACTGGAACATTCACCAGCCCTGCATTGGTGACGCCTGCGTTAGGGACAGTTGCCAGTGGAGTTATTTCAGCCTGTACCAGCACCAGCATGGTTATGGTGACTCCAGTAATCGGTGCAGCCACAGGCACAAGCCTAGCGGTAACTGCTGCAATCACTTCATCTGGCACGGCAGGCGTGGGTTACGCAACGGGCGCAGGCGGGGCGGTTACGCAGCTAACCAGCCGCACTACAGGCGTGACGCTGAATAAGACCACAGGCGCAATCACCCTATTCAGCGCAGCAGGCACAACAGTCGCAGCCACCTTTGTCGTGACCAACAGCACCGTGGCGGCAACAGATGTAATTATTCTGAACCAGAAGTCAGGTACTGACCTGTACGACTTGATGGTGACAGCAGTGGCAGCTGGAAGTTTTAACCTCACATTCCGTACCACTGGTGGCACGGCCACTGAAACGCCGGTCTTTAACTTTGCCGTTATCAAAGCTGTAGCTGCGTAATGAAAACGCCAGCCTTTGCCAGAAAAGAAGGCCAGAACCCCAAAGGTGGATTGAACGCCAAGGGTAGAGCCGCTGCAAAGGCCGAAGGCATGAATCTGAAGCCTCCTGTTAAGTCTGGTGACAATCCGCGCAGGGCATCGTTTCTGGCCCGTATGGGTGGCAATCCTGGCCCTGAGTACAAAGACGGTGAACCGACTCGACTACTGTTGAGTCTGAGGGCATGGGGCGCATCGTCTAAGGCAGATGCACAGGCCAAGGCAAAACGCATTTCTGCCAGAAATAAGGCTAAGTAATGCAAATCCCAATTCTGAACGGCATTTACGCTGACAGCACACCGGAACTGCGTACAAGCTACCCTGTCAACGTGGTGCCGGTGCCCATCAAGTCTGGCATCAGCAATGGATTCCTGCGCCCGGGTGACGGTTTGGTAGCCAACGGCACAGGCCCAGGCATTGACCGAGGCGGCATTGAGTGGCAGGGCAGTTTGTATCGCGTCATGGCTACGAAGCTGGTGGAGATTGACAGCGCAGGCACAGTGACGGAATTGGGCGATGTTGGTGGGCCTGTGACTGAGTTGGTGACAATGGATTACAGTTTCGAGCTGCTGGTCATTGCATCGGGCACCAGGCTTTACTTTTGGGACCCAGTTGCATCAACACTCACTCAAAACACGGACCCAGACCTGGGCATCGTTTTAGATGTAGTTTGGGTGGATGGCTACTTTATGACCACCGATGGCGAGTTTTTGGTCGTCACCGAGTTGACTAACCCGCTGGCTGTTGATCCTTTCAAGTACGGCAGTTCAGAGGTTGACCCCGACCCGGTGGTGGCGTTGCTCAAGCTGCGAAACGAGGTCTATGCACTGAACCGACACACCATTGAGGTGTTTGACAACGTGGGCGGTGATCTGTTCCCTTTCGCTCGGATTGATGGCGCACAGATTCAAAAGGGTGTTATCGGCACGCAAGGCTGCTGCGTCTACATCGAGCGCATCGCTTTTTTGGGCGGTGGCCGAAACGAAGCCCCAGGCATTTACGTAGGCGCAGCAGCAACCACCCAGAAAATCAGCACGCAAGAAATTGATAACCTGTTGCTCAACTACACCGAGGCGCAGCTGGCCCTGGTCAAGCTCGAAGCACGCAACGACAAAGCGCATCAGCATCTTTACGTCCATCTGCCAGACCGCACCATTGTTTATGACGCAGCCGCATCCGAAGCATTGGGCGAGCAGGTTTGGTTTACCCTGACCACCACCTTGGCAGGCTTTGCACAGTACCGCGCACGCAATATGGTGTGGGTCTACGACAAATGGATGATTGGCGATCCGCAGTCCAGCACCATCGGCTACTTTGTGCAAAACACCGGCCACCATTGGGGCCAGCAAGTGCGATGGGAATTCGGCACGCTCATCGTCTACAACGAAAGCAACGGCGCAATCTTCAACGAGTTGGAGTTGGTCAGTCTCACCGGCTCTGTAGCCCTTGGCAAGAATCCGCAGATCAGCACTAGCTACAGTGTTGACGGCAAGGCTTACAGCCAAGAGCGCAGCATCAGTGTTGGAACGATAGGGTCTAACAAGCGCTTGGTTTGGTTTCAGCAGGGGCATATGCGGAACTGGCGCATCCAGCGATTCCGTGGCGACAGCGATGCCCATGTCTCATTCATTCGTCTTGAAGCTCAAATTGAGCCACTGGCGTTCTGATGGCAACCGCGCCCGTTTCCCGACGGCTCAATTTAACCCGTGATCAGCTTGCGGCGTTCCTGACCGACCAGCAACAGATCAGACAATTTGAGTTGTTGTTCTCCACGGTTGACACGATACAGGTCATCGTCGGCACCGACTTTGAGTTTCAAGCAGACACAGCCGCAGCTACAGCTACCAGCGCACTGGCACAGATCAGCGCATTGGCGCAAGAGTCAGCAGTCAGCGCAGCAGTCATTGATGGCAAAACCACCCTGGCACTGGATCAGATTGCAACCTTGGCGAAAGAAACGTCTGTCAGCATTGCGTCAGCCGAAAACAAAGTCAACCAGGCAATGGCCTTACTCGCTCAACTGACAGCGGCTGTTGAAGGGTTGCAGATGACCCCAGCCCCGCGGGAGTTCAAGCGCAGCAGGTACGGTTCGTTCTACGACACCACAACGCAGATTGCCACTGTGATCAACACCGCCACGGCAGTCACGTTTAACACGACTGATCTGAGCCAAGGGGTGTTCTTGTCAACCACATCGAGGGTGATAGTGGATACCGCAGGCATCTACGATTTTCAGATTTCAATTCAGCTTGACAAAACAACTGGTGGAACAGCGGAGTTTTACGTTTGGTTTAGGTTGAATGGAGTTGATGTAACCGACAGCGCAAGCCAGATCAGGTTACAGGGTAATAATGCGGAAGTATTTTCTTCACTCAATTACTTTTTTGATCTGAAGTCTTCGGACTATATAGAAATCATGTTTTCAGTGACTAATTTATCTGTTGAACTTGCTGCTTTTGCTGCGGCTGCACCAGTGCCAAGCATTCCATCCATCATTCTCACTGTGTCAAACAATATCGGAGGTATCCAATGACCGTATCCATCAAGGTGCTGATCCCAGCAAAACAGGCAGAAAACGCACAAACCACGCAGTACACAGCCACCAACTGCAAGACTCTGATTGACAAGTTTACAGCCACAAACACATCGGCAGGCAACGTAACGATCAGCGTCAACCTAGTGACCGCAGCAGGCAGCGCAGCTACATCTAACCTGATTGTGGATGCCCGTAGCATCGCGCCAGACGAGACCTACACCTTCCCCGAGTTGGTTGGGCAAGCGCTAGAGCCATCAGGATTTATTTCCACTATTGCCAGTGCAGCCACCTCATTGACCATCCGAGCCAATGGCCGCGAAATCACTTAAAGGACAGCCATGAAACACTTTATGATGATTCCAAAAGGCTTTGCTGGCCTGCCGGTAGACGAAGGGTTTATCAGCACAGCAGAGAACAAGAAGAACTACGCCACTGCCGTGGAAGATTGGCACTACGGTCCAGAGGTGCCGACCAACGAGCCAAAGGCCAACCCTGAGTTTTATGACTCCCTGGCCGAAGCAATGCAATGCGATGCCAAAGACGCTAGACGCAAGCACTGCTCAAACTGCGAGTACTACGACAACAGCTTCATGACCCAGGTACGGATTGAGCGCATTCCGATGGCGGCTTATGACAAGGGCGCAGGGTTTAGGGGCCATTGCGAAAAGCTGAACTTTGTCTGTAACGATATGCGGGTCTGCCAGGCGTGGGAAGAGCGCGAATCTGAAATGGATTGACCAAATGCTAAATTGTGGGAAAATGATCGCGCTGAGTCTATCGGGCCACCAGCAGCTCACCCTCAAGAGGAGTTGTGCATGACCGATGGGCTAAGAGAAAACCTGACAAAGGTTTTTATGCTGCCTGCGCCTGCCGTAGAGTGGCTGCTCATGGTTTTTGACGCAATCCAGGTGTTCGACGATGTTGCTGATGGTGATCCAGTAGAGCGCAAAGACCTTAATGCCACCATTTGGAACACGCTGGTCGGCATGAACCAAAACCAATTTTTTCTCACTAACAGCCACCACCTTGTGCCATTGCTGGCAACGATGATTCTGAAGTGGCAAGCCTCTGACCAGGCCGAGCGTGCAGGCCAAGCAGATGCCAAATCATTTACCTGGCGTGCTGGGTACTACGACTTAATTTTGATGGCTGTATCGCTCACGCATGGCGCTGGCTTTGCCACACAAAATGCCCACTTAGTCATGGCGCTGTATGGCGAGAAATTTGAAAACTACATGAAGGAGTTCGGCAATGCCTGATCCCATAACAGCCCTAATTGTTGGCGGCGGCCAGCTCATTAGTAGTTCAATGCAATCAAGCGCTGCTGGAAAAGCCGCAGATATCCAAGCTGGCGCAGCCCAGGCAGGAATTGCACAGACAGGTGTTTCATCGCAACTTGCCATTGATGAGCAGCGCAGGCAATTTGATGCATTGCAGAAAATATTGCAGCCGTATGTTACTGCTGGAAGTGGAGCGCTCGGGGGTTATGCACCTTATCAACAAGCTGGCGCTGGTGCATTGCCATCACTCCAGCAATTTGCAGCCGGTGGTGTACCGGCATTTGAACAACAGCAAGCCTTGGCTGGACTCAGAGGGCCAGAAGCCGAGCGTGCGGCTATTGAGCGCATTAGCGGCGGCGAGCAATTCAAAGCACTCGAACAACAAGGCAGGCAGTCTCTGCTTTCAAGTGCATCTGCTACAGGTGGTTTGCGTGGTGGCAATCTTCAAGGCGCATTGGCTCAGTTTTCGCCAGCCTTACTGTCTAACTTGATTGAAAAACAATATGGCAGGTTGGGCGGTTTAGCAGCAACAGGCGGCACAGTAGCTCAGAATCTAGCCACGGCAGGCATGGGCGCTACAGGAGAACTCGCTAGGATTGGACAAGCATCAGCAGCTGGTGTTGGATCAGCTGGAGCCGCAGCAGGCACCAATATCGGGAATATTTATTCAACGCAAGGAACCAACATAGCTAACTTGCTTGGTCAACAAGGACAAGCCCAGGCTGGCGGTGAAATTGGTCAAGCCAATGCTTTCGGTAAGCTGTTAAATCTGCCAGCACAAATTTTGGGTTTCCAATATGGCGCAGGTAAAAGACCGGGCTTTGGATTCTAAAGGGCAATAGCATGGCAACCATCAATCCATTGCAACCACCAATCAACTACGCCGTTGATGTACAGAGTCCATTTGAGGCAGCACTTGGCGGCTTTAAATTTGGCGCCGGAGTTGCTGAAATGGAAGCAGCGCAGCAAAAGCGTGAATTTGAACGCCAAGCATTAGAAAAAGCACAAGCAGCTCAGACTGAACTTGTAAATTTATTCAAGAACCCAACGGCAAAAGCCGCAGATTATGAGCGTGTAGTAGCCTTTTTGCCCAAAGATCAAGCAGCAATTGTGACGCAAGGTTTTGAAAGAAAAACCAAAGAGCAACAACAGAATGATTTGCGTATGGGCGCTGAAGT